GAGCCTGAAATACCAGTCAGTCTGCCCGTCATAGAGCCTATGGCAAGGGAGTTACCTGTAATACCAGACATACCTGTAAATCTTGGTTTTCCAACAGTACCGGTACAACCGATATTAGAAAGAGAACCAGTAATTCCAACTATGCCTGTTATGACAAACTTTACAGTTCCACAAGACCCAATACTGAATATAGAAAATATTATTTCACCAATCAGAACTGGCGGAACTCGTAGATTGCTTGGTACTTTATAATGGTTACTGAAAAAGAAGTAAGACAAGCATCAGAAGCAGAAAGAATACTAGAATCAGATGTATTCAAACTATCTTTAGAAAATTTAAAAAAAGAATACTTACAAGCTTGGATAACATCAAAAAAACCAGATGAGGTAGATGCAAGAGAAAACTTGCATAAATCAATCTTATTGTTACCAGAAATAGAAAAACATCTGCGTATCATTGCAGAGAAAGGTAAGCTTACCAAAGCAAACATAAATAAAGTTAGAACTATCGGCTAACTGTTTACTTTGTCTTTTAAATTCGTATAAAATGTCCTTATATTTTATAAGGAGAGTTTATGAGCAACACCGCAAAGCCGACTGCATTACAAACAGACTTAGAAAGTGCTACCCAATCACTTGAGAGTTTTTTGACTCCGCAAGAGGATAAAGTCGAAGAAACAGCAAATGAAGAGGTAGATGTCATTGAAGATGATACTTACGAAGAAGAAGCAGAAGAAATAGAAGAAGCTGCTGAATCCGAAGAAGAGATTGAATATGACGAAGAAATCGAGGACGATGAACAATTAGAGATTGAAGAAGAACAAGAGCAACCCACTTTATATACCATCAGAGTTGATGGAGAGGAAGTAGAGGTCACGCTTGAGGAACTCCAAAACGGATATTCACGTCAGCAAGATTACACCCGTAAAACCCAAGACTTGTCTCAACAAAGAAAAACACTTGAGACAAAAGAAAAGGAGATTGCGGAGAGAGATGCTATTTATGCACAGTTGTTACCAAAGATGGAAGCCCAAATACAGGGCGAGATGGCTAACGAACCAGATTGGACACAGTTATATGAAGATGATCCCGTAGGTTATGTTCGTGAAAAGCAAATTTGGGATGATAAAAAAGAGAGATTGGCTGCTGCTCAAGCCGAACAGCAAAGACTTCAACAAGAAGCATTTGCTAAACAGCAGGAGCAATATGCACAAATGGTGCAAGAGGGTCAACAAAAACTCTTAGAACTCATACCTGAATGGCAAAATCCTGAAACAGCGCAGCAGGAAAAGTCAGCTATTCGTGAATATGGCATTAACGTCTTAGGTTATTCACCTCAAGAGATGGACACAGTATATGACTACCGAGCTTTACTTGGTTTGAGAAACGCATGGCTTAACAGTAAAACAGTTGAAGCTGTGAAGAAAAAACCAACGCAAAAAGCGAAAGCTAGGGTTGCAAGACCTGGAACTACTAATCGTCCGAAATCAGTAACACCTGTCAGAAAAGCACGAGAAAGGTTGGCTAAAACTGGTAAAACATCAGATGCAGCCGAAGTATTTAAACAATTATTAAAATAATTTAGGAGTAAATTATGGCAAAAGTAACTAATGCTTTTGATACTTACACCGCCACTGCTGACAGAGAGCAACTTAGTGATATTATTTACAACATATCACCATCACAAACACCTTTTCTATCAAGCATTGGAAGGACAAATGTAAGCAATGTAGTCTTTGACTGGCAAACAGAAACGCTACCAACTCCATCTTCAACTGGACAGCTTGAAGGTTTTGAGTTAAGTAGATCAGCTTCTACTGCTACGACAAGGGAATCTAACGTATGTATGATCTCATCAAGAGATGCAACAGTAACAGGATCGCAAGAAGCTAGTGATGCTGCTGGTAAGAGGTCAGAAATGGCTCACCAGCTTGCTATCATGGCTAAAGCTGTGAAAAGAGATATGGAAGAGGCTTTAACTCAAAATATCGCTAAAGTAACAGGTACGGCTTCTGCTGCCCGTCAAACAAGGTCTTTGGAAACTTGGTATCAAACCAACGTAAACAAAGCTTCTGATGGTGCAAATGGTTCTGCTTCTGCTGCTAGAACAAACGGAACAAGAAGGGATTTGACCGAAGATATGATCAAAGACGTTCAACAACAATGTTTCGCTAGTGGTGCAGAGCCTTCTATCTTGATGGTAGGCCCATATAACAAATCAGTTATATCTGGCTTCACAGGTAGAGCGCAAGCTAGACAGTTCGTAGATGCTAATACTATTGAAGCTTCTGTTTCTATATATTCTGGTGATTTTGGAGAACTCAGAGTAGTTCCTTCAAATAGAAGTAGAGAGCAGGCGGTTCACTTGTTAGACCCTGAGTTTGCAGCAGTAGCATATCTCAGAGACTTTGAAACTATTGATATAAGCACAATCGGTGATGCTGAAACCAAAATGATCGTGGTCGAATACGGCCTTGAGATGAGGAACGAAGCAGCACATGGTATTGTCGCTGATGTTAAAGTTTCATCTACTGACGCTGGTTAGTAAATAGTTTTGTGGGGGGCATAAGCTCCCCACATACTACAGATGACTAGAAAAACAATAATAGACACAAGTATCGGTGGTGAAGAAGTTTTTGCTACTGAGGACGATAAAATCGTCTATCACAAAAAACAAAACGTACAGCCTGTTGTAGAGCACTGTAAGAACCTAAGTGAGCAACAACCAGGTAAAGAGTTTCGTCATGTTGCCGAGATACCTATGGTAATATATCAACGCATGGTAAGGGATGGTTCTATAAATGATAAACAGGCCCTCAAAAAATGGCTGAACGATCCTGATAACCAAGCATTTAGAACTTGGAAAGGTAAAGTATGACTTACTCAGAACTTAAAACAAACATAGCAAACTATCTAAACAGATCAGATTTGACATCTTTTTTAGATATTTTTATAGACAATACAGAAGCGGAACTGAACAGAAGGCTCAGAACCAAAGATATGGTCAAAAGAGCAACCGCAACTGCTGACTCACAGTATCTAGCTTTGCCAACAGACTGGTTAGAAGCTATCAACGTAGAAATAACATCAAATAATTTTAGACCCTTGTTCCAACAGTCTATAGAATCTTTAGACGTTTACAGACAAGCTAATGACAATGTAACAGGATCACCAATATATTTTGCAGTTGTTGATAAAAGTTTAGAGTTAGCACCTACACCAGATACAAGTTATACGCTACAACTTACTTACTATGGAAGCGTAGATGCACTTAGCGACTCACAAACAACTAACTTTGTCTCTACAGGACATCCAGATGTTTACTTATATGGAGCACTAAAACACGCTTCTATCTTTCTTATGGAAGATGAGAGAGTACCTTTATTCACTGCACAATTTGAAAAAGCCCTAGAAGAAATGAGACTAGAACAAGAGAAAGCAGAGTTCGGTAAAGGTTCACTGATACAAAGACGAAGAACTTATGGTAAAGCGAGAAAAAACGTATATCATTTCAATAATTAGGAGAAACTATGTCAGGATTTAGCGATTATTTAGAGGACAAAGTATTAGAGCATGTTTTTGGTGGCAACGCTTTTACAGCACCATCATCTTTGCACGTAGCACTGTTTACAGTTGCACCATCAGACACAGGTGGGGGAACTGAGGTAAGCGGTGGCTCTTATGCACGTCAGACAGCTACATTCAATGTTTCTGGCACAAACCCAACCACAGCAACTAACGCAGCAGCAGTTGAATATCCAACAGCTACAGCAGACTATGGAACTGTAGTCGCAGTAGGAATATTTGACGCTTCATCAAGCGGTAACTTGCTTGCTTATGCAAACCTTACAGCTAGTAAAACTGTGAGCAGTGGAGATGTATTTAGGTTTGACGCAGGGGATATTGATATAACACTAGCGTAAACTTATGGCCACAGTAGGCTACGGGTTCGGTATATATGGTAAGGGACGTTGGGGAACTCCTGTTTACCATTTCGGAGAAGCCACATTACAAGGCACTTCTGCTGTAACAGCTACCGGTAGATTTGTTATTACAGGTGCAGCTACTTTAGCTGGTACATCTGCTGTAACTGCTACAGGTCGTTTTGTTATAACTGGTGCGTCAACCATAGCTGCAACATCAGCAGTAACAGCAGAAAGTTCATTAATACATGGTGGTGAAGCTACCATCGCAGCGTCAAGCAGTCTTAGCGCAACAGGTAGGCAGATAGACTTAGGTGCTTCTACTATAGCAGCTACGTCTAGTATGACGGCTACAGGTACGCAAATAGATCGTGGGGTAGTTATAGGCCCAGCAGTCTCAAACATGACTGCTACGGGAAGATTTACATTTATAGCAGAAGCAACAATAGCTGCATCGGCATCTGTTAGCGCAGTTGCAAGGCAAATTGACAGGGGTTCAGCCACCCTTGCACAAACATCTAGTCTTTCTGCTATTGGTGGATTAAAATGGACGGAAGAAGAAGTACAAGCTGCAACTTATACGGAACAGACAGCCACAGCGACTTGGACAGATCAAACAAATCCGTCTACGACTTGGACAAATTTAGACAACGATAAGGCAGCTTAGAGAGGAAAAACATGGCAGATACAAATACAACCAATTTAAGTCTAGTAAAACCAGAGGTAGGAGCTAGTACAGATACCTGGGGAACGAAAATCAATAATAACCTTGATAGCGTAGATGCTATCTTTAGTGCTACTGGTACATCCGTAGCAATGAACCTTGATGGGGCTGTGATTGACAGTTCTGTTATAGGGGGAAACACACCGGCTGCTGGATCGTTTACAACGCTAACAGCATCAAGCAATTTATCCGTAGACGGCGGAACAATCAAACTAGACGGAAACTATCCAACATCTACAGGTAACGTAGCTTTAGGTGATACAGCACTTGATGATGGTTCTTTAAGTGGTGCTAATAATACTGCCATAGGTAATGCAGCAGGATCAGCCATTACATCAGGAGCAAAAAATACTTTTGTAGGTTCTTTATCCGGTGATGCAACCACAACAGCAGACGATAATACAGCTATGGGTGTTAGTGCTTTAGGAGCAAATACTACAGGATCGTCAAATACTGCTCTTGGTAGTTCTGCTTTGCAAAATAATACTACAGCAGAAGAAAATACAGCACTAGGCACTTTTGCTTTATTAGCAAATACCACAGGCACTGTAAATACAGCCATAGGTTCTAACGCTCTTGCAGATAACACTACAGGTGGGTCTAATGTTGCGATAGGTAGAGAAGCTTTACACGCAAATACCACAGCATCTAATAACGTAGCAGTTGGAAAACATGCCTTAAGAGCAAATACAACAGGAGCATCTAATACTGGAGTAGGTTTAAATGCCTTGTTAGTCAATGTCGCATCTAGTTTTAACACAGCAATAGGTGGTAGTTCTTTGTCTGCAAATGAAACTGGAGCAGAAAATACAGCAGTTGGTGAAGGCAGTTTAGGTTCAAATGTTGGAGGTTCACAAAATGTTGCGGTAGGTAGAAGTTCTTTATTTTCAAATACTACAGCAAGCAACAACACAGGTATTGGTTATAAAGCTTTATTATCAAACACTACAGGAACCTCTAACACCGCTGTGGGTAAAGATGCACTAGCAGCAAATACAACTGGTAACACTAACGTAGCTGTGGGTGATGATGCTTTAACAGCAAATACAACTGGTGCTGGAAATACTGCGGTAGGACACGATTCAAGTCTGTCTGTTACTACTGGAGGTGAAAACACTTCTTTAGGTATAAATTCACTAAGAACTGCATCAACAGGTAGCTTTAATACTGCAATAGGTGGCGGTGCTTTACAATCAAATACAACAGCTTCAAGCAATACCGCAGTAGGTTATAATGCTTTATTATCAAATACTACAGGTACAGGGAGTGTTGCTGTAGGATCAGAAGCATTAGACGCAAATACTACAGGAACTAACCATGTAGCAATAGGACAAGTATCTTTAAGCGCAAATACAACAGGTGCAGCTAATGTGGCTGTAGGCAGAGCAACATTAAACGCTAACACAACTGGCTCAGACAATTTAGCAGTTGGAACAAACGCATTATTAGTTAACACAACAGGAGGTTCAAACGTAGCTGTAGGAGCGACTGCCTTAGATGCTAACACCACAGGCGGTACAAATACTGCGGTAGGAGCAGCAGCTATGAGTGCTAACACGACAGGTACAGAGAATACCTCTTTGGGTTTTAATTCTCTTGCTTCCAACACAACAGCAAGTCGTAACACTGCTGTTGGCTTTCAGGCTTTATTATCAAACACTACAGGAGACTTAAATGTTGCGATTGGTTCTGGCGCTTTAGATGCTAATACTGTTGGTGATAGGTCCGTTGCTGTTGGGCATGGTGCTTTAACTACCTCAAATCCTTCAAGTAATCAAGACATGAACAACACTGCTGTAGGTTTAAATGCCGGAGGCTCATGCAGTACAGGAACACAGAATACTTTTCTCGGTTCTGAGGCGGGGGATGATGTAACCACAGGCAGTAATAATACTGTTATCGGTTTCTCATCAAATTCATCATCTGCAACTGTTTCTAACGAAATTACTTTGGGTAATAGTAGTATTTCTTCTTTGCGGTGTGCCGATACTTCTATTTCATCTTTGTCAGATAGAAGAGATAAAACAGATATTCAAGATTCGACTTATGGACTGGAGTTTATAAATCAGATTAGACCAGTTCAATTTACTTGGGATAGACGTAATTTAGTTGAAGGTGATTTAGAATCTCCTTATAACGGAAAAACAAGAATTGGTTTTATCTCTCAAGAATTGCAAGAAGCAATGCAAGACAACAGCAATGAGATATTAGATTTAGTCTATGAGGAAAATCCAGAAAGACTAGAAGTAAAACAAGGAAAACTCATTCCTATCTTAACTAAAGCAGTACAAGAACTTTCGGCAAAAGTCGATGAATTAGAAAGTAAATTAAACGGAGAATAATATGGCTCAAACAGTAGCAGAATGTTTAACAGCAGCAGAAGATAGCGTAACGCTTATTAACGACATCAATACGAATGGTAAGAAATCAACGTATGTTGGTGGTTCAGCAGAAGCTGATACAACAACTATGACACAAGCTGAGATAAATGAAATGGTACAACGTAATATTGACCACTTAGAAACTATACTAGCTTACGAACCTGTTGATTCAGATGATGATACTCCAGATGTAAAAGGTTCTAGTGATGATAAATCATCTTACACTGGTGCAATAACAACTGGTAAAGCCTACATAACATCTAACAGCTAAAAGTGAATGGCACTACTTCCTATCACTCCACCAGCCGGAATAGTTAAAAACGGAACTGACTATTCCAACAAAGGACGTTGGGTTGATGGGGATTTGGTGCGGTTTGAAAATGGTTTTCTAAAGCCTATAGG